ACGGTATAAATGAATACGGGGGAGTTTATTTTAATGTTATTGATAGTAATGGGACTGACCAAACAAGTTATTTTAGTGATTTAATTGGTAATAACTTTTTATTAACGTTATGTCAAAATAATGTTACCGCAACATATAGTGGTTCATCAGACGCATTTCAATTTTTCGACACTTTCTTTTATTGTAGTTTAGAGACGGGTGCGAATTTTATTGAAATAATATCCGCCAACACTTTGTTTAATTTTGGTGAGATTGTTTATATTGATTATTCTGTGGTTATACCTCCGACACTTACACCAACACCTACAATAACTGAGACCCCAACACAAACACCGACACCGACTTGTACAAGACCTGTAGGATTAACAACTTTCCAATTAATCGATATTATTATTAGTGGTAGTACTGAGATTAATATAACAGGTTCTTTAGTGAATGCTTGTAACGCACTTAATTGGGGTGGAGATTATGTTGGTATTTATTGTCAGACAAATTCAATTTCTATTGGGGAATTGGTATATTGGGGGCCAACAAATAGTTGTGGATTAGCTGCAACAGGATATTATATAGTTGGGGAAACTTTAGCTACCGGATATGTTATGTACATTGTTGATGGTGTGATTGATAGTTTTCCAATTTGTCCTACAACGACACCAACACCAACAGTTACACCAACAATAACTGAAACTCCAACCAACACACCAACTATGACAGTAACACCAACAATCACACCTACACATATTATTAATTGTACTTGTATTGAGGTTTATGTTAGTCAACTTGATTTAGATGCTGCGACAGGAAATACAAACCCTTCTTACAATAATTTAGTGACTATATCGGCAGAAGGTAATAAATGTGATGGAACTATTTTACAGGAAAACATTACAACAGAGGGGTATCATTATTTCTGTATTGAGTATAATACTTTACCGAATGTTATTTTATTTTATCAATCAGACGATACTCAATTTTCGTATCCATTAATTAATAGTACTTGGTTAAATACCGGAAATCATTGTGATAATGAGGGTATGTCTTGTCCTTCACCAAGTTGGACTACAACACCTACACCAACAATGACTCAAACCCCTACACCTACAGTAACTGAGACTCCAACACCTACACCAACACCAACCGTAACTCCAACAAATACTGTAACACCAACAATAACTCAAACTAATACCGTAACGCCGACTGTAACACCTTGTATTCCGGAAATGATATATAGTGGTGAAAATTTTACTAATTTAGAAATTAGTAATGGGGCATCTTTCAAATCGGACGGTACTGTATTATATATTAGTACACATAATGGTTCACCACTTGATAATATTAGTGCTTATTCATTATTAACTCCGTGGGATGTATCAACAATTAATTTACCAAAAATTGGAACTTCTATAGGTTTCCCATTGGGTAACCCTAGTTCGGTGATTGGTCAGTATTTTTCATCGGATGGACTTAACTTATTTTTTGCGAATAGTTCCCGAGACGGTGTTTTCAAATACACATTGTCGACACCGTGGGATGTTACAACGTCTAGTTATTCGCCAGGTGATTTCGTTACGGGAGCAACTTTAACAGGTGCGTCATTTTTAGAATTTACTCCGGATGGTTTATTTATGTTTGTTACAGTTACGGGTAGTCTTCTTAAAAAATATAGTTTAACCACACCTTGGGTTATAAGCTCGGGTGTAGTAGAAATTCAATCAATATCTTTTGGTACTACTTTTGATTTTACTTTTCAGAATAGTGGGACTTATTTGTTTTCTATGACTACAATTTTAGGTGCGTTAAACATTAGAAGACAAACACTATCAATACCGTATGATTTAACATCAATTGTTTCTATTTTAACTCAGACAGAAGATGTAAGTGGTTTTATTCCTGCAGGTAATCTTTATACGATTACTTTTAGAGATGGTTATAAAGGATTTATAAGTGGTTATTATGCAACACCAACATTCCATACTGAAATTTACGCCTTCAATCTTACTTGTGAGTATGATATTAATGGAATAGTAATATTACCAACTCCAACACCTACAATAACACCAACAATAACTCCAACAAATACTGTAACACCAACAATAACTCCTACAACTCCAACAAATCCTTTATCAGGAACTTGGACCTTAGATAGTGTAAACGCAAATGTTAATATAACAAGTATTAATAATTTGAATGGTAGTCCGGTAAGTTGTGTAAATGCAACACTTTGCGGATTTCCAATAGTTAGTGGTGGTGGACAATATAGTGCTACACCTCCAACATCTGATGGAACTACACAAATTAATACATCATCTACCTCAACATTAACATTAAACCTTTCTTGGACATCATTTATACCGGGGGCAACGTATTATTTTACAATAGCGGTAACTGGTCAACCTTTAGTAACTCAATTTGTTACTTATGGAACACCTGTTGTAACATTAAATGTTGTTGGATTAACAACCGGTTCAGAAAATGTAGATATTTTATTTACAGGTACGTTCTAAAATTAAATAATATGCCAACAACAATACAAATAACAATAGATAATTACGACGGGCAATCATCCTGAATAATCTATACAAAAAAATAAAAAAATATTTATAATTTAAGTATGTCAAATTATATTCTAATAACAACTGAAAACTACGACGGTCAAATGGCCCAAATAACGTTCTACCCATCAGCGGGTGGGTCAATTAATTTGGGAACTGTTTTGTTGCCTTATGAATATTATACTGACGATTTTTATGGTAAATATATTATTTACATTCCAAGTGAAAAAGCAACTTGTGAATTTAGGTTAATTACACCAACGCCAACAAAAACTCCTACACGTACACCAACTCAAACTCCAACAAATACTCCCACAAATACTCAAACCCCAACTGTTACACCAACTGTTACATCATCAGCTATTAACTGTAATTGTTATGTATATTCGTTTACGGTACAAACACCGGGTTATATTTGTTATGAAACTTGTGATGGTGAATTAATATGTGGTTTATACGATGCGGGTATTGAAGTTTACGATTCACCTTGTGTAAAAGGTAGTATTGGTGGCTCAGTCGCAGAATTTACAATTTTATCACAAACAATATGTGACAATTGGTGTGTACCTTTTACACCAACACCTACACCTACACATACCGTAACACCAACAAAAACTCAAACACCAACACCTACTGTTACTAGAACACCAATACCGACTAGAACTCCAACACATACACCTACACCTACGGTTACGGTAACTAGAACCCCATTACCTACGAGAACTCCAACACCAACAAATTTACCAAGTGAAATGTGTTTTACGGTTATAACGGAAGCCATAGGTTCTGAATGGAGCTGTACTATAGGTAAAACGGGAATTTATAATGGTAAATTTTATTATGAAATATTATTAAATGATTGTTTAACACCTATTGGATTTGTTTGGTGGAATACTTCATCGAGTAAATGGAACTATACTGAGATTTTAGGTGACGATGTTTACCATTTCTTTTGTTCTAATAGTAATCCCGGAAATTATCCGTTAAGTGATATAACATACCCTTGGGTTGAGGAATCATATCCTCAATTTATAATGGTTTCATCAACATTAGGAATTTGTCCAACACCTACACCAACACCAACCACAACAGTTACTCCTACTCATACAGTTACGCCAACAACAACAAACCCATCTTGTTTGTGTGTTGAAGTGGTTATTAGTCAAACAGATATAAATAACGCTATTAAAAATGATGCTTTTGAGGGGTCTGATAATACTGTGATTTTGGCGTCAGATAAAGAAAGTAATTGTGATGGTGGTGAAATAGCTTATAGTTTTACTTCTCCGGGAACTTATCATTTCTGTGTTAAAAGTAATAAGATAAACAGTTTAAGTTTATATTATTTCTTTGAAGATGTCCCACAATATTATCCGTCAATAGATAGTACAATAACTGTTAGTACAACAGGATGTAGTGTTGATTCGGATTGTGGTAGTAATGTAACTCCTACACCTACTCCGACAATGACCGTTACACCAACATCAACAACAAATTATCTTAGTTGGTATGTAAGCCCTTGTTGTGAGGGATTAGAAGAACAGATTATGAGTATACCATCAACATATGGTATTGGTACTGTTGTATTGGCGACAAATGGGTATTGTTATACAATTATAAGAGAGGCAATTAAACCTATAACAGTTATTTATTCATTGGCGTATGTTGATTGTATTGCTTGTGCTGATTCAGGAAGTAATATTTGTCCAACATTAACACCAACACCGACAAATACTGTAACACCAACTATAACACCAACAATGCCAACAACATTTGAAAGTGTATGGGAAACAACAACTGATTTTGAAACAATAGCATTACCGTTAGTCAATAATGGTACATATTCATTCTTTGTTGATTGGGGTGATGGAAATAGTGATATAATAACTTCTTGGAATCAATTTGAAAAAATCCATATGTATGACTTTGCAGGGGAATATACTGTTACAATTTCAGGTGTGATAATTGGATGGTCATTTGCGACTAGTTCAGTATCTAAAGATAAAATTATTAGTGTTAATCGATGGGGCGTATTACGACTTAATAATAATGGTGGTGCATTCCAAAGTTGTACTAGTTTAGATTTATCAACAGTAAGTGATGTTCTTAATTTGAATGGTGTAACCACTTTAGGAAATACGTTTAGAAATTGTACAACATTAACAACAATTAATAATATTAATTTATGGGATACTTCCTTAATTCAATTAACTAATTTAATGTTTTGGGGAGCGAGTAATTTTGATGACAATCTTAGTAATTGGGATATGAGCCAAGTTACAAATGCGACAAATATGTTCTATAACGCATCAAGTTTTAATAATGGTGGAAATTCAAATATTAATGATTGGGATGTAAGTGCTTTACAAATTGCGACCGGAATGTTTAGAAATGCCACTTCATTTGAACAACCGATTAATAATTGGAGTATAATTAACTTAACAACGGCACAATATTTTATGGTAGGTAAATCAACCGCTAATTATCCGGCGAGTCAATTAGATGATATTTTTAATTCTTGGTCATTCGGATTTGTACAACCAAACGTTTCAATAAATTTTGGAGCAATAAATTATACATCAGCAGGTGTTGCGGGTAGAGGTATTTTAACTAATCTAACAAATAATTGGAATATCTCGGATGGTGGTCAAATATAAAGTATTTATTAAAGGATAAAAAGATTTAGATTTTTAATATGGAAAATAATCAGAACAATAATATGACGGTATGGCAACGTTTATCGAGTGCCTTTGGCCCTAACGCTCAATTAGGTCAAGATTATCCTGTCTACAAATTAGATAAACAGGAGTTATTAAAAACAACTTCTCAAGCAGAATACGAAAGGGAAAAATTACAAGCACAACAAACTTACTATTTATCCAATCAATGGACTAAAATTGAAAGCAATTTATATACTCAAGCGGTTTATTACGAACCAACTCGTTTAGCCTCATTCTATGATTATGAATCTATGGAATATACACCAGAGATATCTGCCGCCTTAGACATTTATGGAGAAGAATCAACAACAGTAGACCAAAATGGTTTTATGTTACAGATTTATTCCGAATCAAAAAGGGTTAAAGGTATTTTAGCCGACTTATTCAATAACGTTTTAGATATTAACACAAACTTACCTATGTGGACAAGAAATACTTGTAAATATGGTGATAACTTTGTATATCTAAAATTAGATGCTAGTAAAGGTATTATTGGATGTATGCAATTACCAAACATTGAAATTGAACGTTTAGAAAGAGGTATGGCCGCAAAATCAGCAAACCTTGAAGAACCAATTGAAAATAAAGGTTTAAGATTCAAATGGAAAGTTAAAGATATGGAGTTCAACTCTTGGGAGATTGCTCATTTCCGTTTATTAGGTGATGACAGAAAACTTCCTTATGGAACTTCTATGTTAGAAAAAGCAAGACGTATTTGGAAACAGTTATTATTATCTGAGGATGCGATGTTGATTTATAGAACTTCAAGAGCCCCTGAAAGACGTGTATTCAAAGTATTCGTTGGTAATATGGATGACAAAGATGTTGAGGCATATGTACAACGTGTTGCAAACAAATTCAAAAGAGACCAAGTTGTTGATGGTAAAACAGGTAACGTAGATATGAGATTTAATCAAATGGCGGTTGACCAAGATTACTTCATTCCGGTTCGTGACCCCGCAGCCGCATCACCGATTGAGACATTACCGGGAGCTCAGAACTTAGCTGAGATTGCCGATATCGAATATATCCAAAAGAAATTATTAACCGCTCTTCGTGTCCCTAAAGCTTTTTTAGGATTTGAGGAAACAACAGGTGATGGTAAAAATTTATCATTAATGGATATTCGTTTTGCAAGAACAATCAATAGAATACAGAAATGTATGGTTGCCGAATTAAATAAAATCGCAATCATTCATTTATTCTTATTAGGATTTGAGGACGAATTATCAAACTTTACATTAGGACTTACAAATCCATCTTCTCAAGCAGATTTATTGAAAGTTGACCTTTGGAAAGAAAAAATATTATTATACAAAGACGCAGTTACAGCAATTGAGGGTATTGCTCCGGTATCAGTATCGTGGGCTAAGAAACACGTATTAGGATTCTCTGATGAGGAAATCAAATTAGATTTACAACAACAAAGAATTGAAAAAGCTGTTGGTGCTGAATTAACTAATACCGCAACAATTATTACTCATACAGGTATCTTTGATAATATTGATAAATTATACGGAAACCCTGCATCCGGAACCACAGCAGGAGCCCCTGCACCTCCTGAAGGTGGTGGAGGTGGTGGAGGAAGTTTATCTAGCTTTGGTGGAGGTTCTGACTTTGGTGGAGGACCTGAATTAGGAGGAGCATCTGGTGGTGAACCTGAATTAGGAGGAGCACCTGAACCGGGTGGAGCACCTGAAGAGGCACCGGCACCGGGAGCACCGGCACCCGAAGAAGAAACAATTCCTGAATCAACTCAAAGAGATAACTTAAGGATATTGGTGGAAAGAGGGTCAATGATTGAAGAAGAATCATATATAGATTTATCCAAAGGGAAAAATTCTTTAGGAGAAATTGAGATACAACTAGGAAAACTTCTAAAAGATTGATATTTATATTAAAAAACAAATTATGAAATTCGGTATATTAAAATCAAAAATAGAAAATGTGTTATTGGAATCATACAAAGACAACACATTTAAGGATGAATTAAAGACATTCAAAAAACTTGTTATTGAGAATAAAAATGTTGCAAAAATATTTTATCTTTATGATGAGTTAAATACTCCAAAAGGATTAAATGAGTCTTATGTTAATGAATTCATCAACGAATCTATTAAGTTATATGATAAATCTATTTCTAAAATAACTAAAATCGAATTAAAAGGTCTAAACGAGTGGGTTAAAAATTCTACCGTAGAAAATTCTTATTCTAAAATTGATGACTTGTTTACTAATGACGTTTTAACTATCGAATCAAGAATTAAAAGTAAAAAAATTATTTCCGAATCACTTAGAAAATTACCAATCATAACTACTAAAAGTATTGACTTACCACTAAGTACTATGGTAAGTGTTGCAAACAAAACTATTAAAAACTACATTGATGGATTAAACGAGTCAGATAAAAAAGAACTTATTAGTTTATTATCTGAAGATGACTCTACATTAACTGAAAAATATAATTCTCTAAAAGAGAATGTTGTTGAGAAATTAAACAATATGAAAGAATCGTCAGATGATAATTCAGTAAAGAGCAGAATTGATGAGACCTTATCTAAGGTACTTTCTGAGAAGTTTGACAAATTATCTTATTTTAAGTTAAAAGGGTTGAACGAAAATCTTTAATCGTTGTCTGAATAAAACTTTTTTTGAACGTGGATTGCTTTGGAAATCTCCGCTCTTTTTATTACAGACGGTTTCTTGAATTCTTTTCTTTTTACCAACTCAGAACTTTGTCGTGTTTTGATAACTTTACTTTTATAAAGCTTCAAAGCCTTCTCAATGGTCGTGTGTTTATCTAATTTTACTATTAACATATAATAACATATATCTTCTTCCTACAAAAAAGTTTTGACTACCACAAATATTTCCCCTATTTTTATTGAAAATAAACAGGAAATTATGAAATTGAATGAAAAAAGGGAAAACCTCTTCCATTACAGGATTCAAAACCGCTAAGATTATTTATGGAACAGTAGATTCCATAGAATTAAAATCACTTTACTTAAACATCCAAACTTGGGTGGAACCGATTGACGATAATGACAATTGGGCCCGGACAGTTCTCAATCTGAGCAGAGCCATAAAACACTCCATATATGAATCATTAGACGATAAAATATTTAACACTAAATTTATAGTTGATTTAGATTTACGGTCAAGTGGATTAAAGTTTCAGAAGAAATCATTTATGAACTTAGAAATTAATTTCTTTGTTATTCAATCGGGTATTGATTTCAAAGACACCGAAATTAAAAAATCGTTAACTAATATTACATCAAAAATTTTTAGAGATAATTTTAACGACAATGAATTTTTTAATTTTTATTTAACCAAAAAATCCAAATATAGTAAAGAAACGATACAAATTGAGAATGTTTAATATTTATAAATAAAACATTTAAGATGAATTTGAAAATATTAAACCCAACTGAAGTTGGTAAAGGTATATTAGTTGAATACGATGCAGGGTATATTAACCCTACTGAAGGTCGTAATGTTGAAATCATTAATGAATCTAAAGGAGTGCTCGACCATTCAAAACCATTTGAATTCTATGCGGTTTTACAAAAATATAATACACCAAATAGAAATGGTAGAATATATCCGGAACGTATATTAAAAAGAGAGGCTGAAAACTATAAAAAAATGATTAATAAGGGAATTGCTCTTTCTGAGTTAAATCACCCGGAATCGTCTTTAATTGACTTAGATAGAGTATCACACGCTATCACCGAAGTATGGTGGGAAGGTAATGTATTAATGGGAAAGATTAAATTACTTACATCACCGGGATTCCACGAAAGTGGTATCTGTTCAACAAAAGGTGACATAGCAGCAAACTACCTAAGACAAGGAGTAACATTAGGTATCTCATCAAGAGGTGTTGGGTCTTTGAAAAAAGTGGGTGAACAAAATGAAGTACAAGATGACTTTGAGTTAATTTGTTTTGATTTAGTATCGTCCCCTTCTACTCCGGGAGCATACCTTTTCCAAAATCCTGACGATAGATTCAACTATGAAGAAAACCTTGAAGAAGAAAATAAAATGAAAGTTGAAAGACAAGTTGGTGAAACAGGTAATAAATCTCTTGACTTAATGAAAAAATTAAACGATTATTTAGGATATTAAACTAAATAGAAAAAATTATGGACGAAAAGTATTTCATTGCAAAAATTACGTTAGACTCAGTTGATGAGGCATCAGGAAAAATTAAAAAATTAAGAGAAGAAAAATTAGTTAGTGGTTACAACCCTACAGATGTGGAGGCAAAAGTTACTAAAGTTTTTGAAAACTACACTATGGAGTGGAGAATCACAGCAATTGTTGAAAGTAAAATTGATGAAGTGATAGAATAAGATTTATATTCAATAATTAATTAAGGAGACAGAAATGTCTCCTTTTTTTGTGCTTTTATTTTTTTGGTAATATTTATGATAATAATAAAAACCTGTTATGAAATTAGTAAAAATTAAACTTTTTTCATAATGGGAGATATTTATATATTAAAATAACGTAAACACAAATGGCAAAAGAAAAATCTTTAGTTGAAGAAGCTATCATCCAAATGAAAAATTTGGAAGAAGCGGTGGCTGAAAATGCAAAAGGAATACTTGCTTCGACTATGTCGCAAGAAATCAAAGAACTAGTAAAGGAATCTCTAACTGAACAAGATGACGAGATTGAAACTGACATTGACGTTGAAGAACCAGAATCTGATGACATCGCTAATATTACTATGGGTGATGACGAAGAAGAAGAAGAAGGTGATGATACTGATATAGATAACATTGACTTAGGTATCGGTTCTGATGACGAGGACGACGACGAAGACGACTTAGAAGACGTTGAAGACGAAGACGACGAAGACACTATTGACCTTACTGACGTTGACGATGATGAAGAAATTCTAAGAGTTTTTCAATTGATGGGACCGGATGATAATATTGTTGTAACAAAAGACGACAAAGGAAACACCCACCTTAAAGATGAAGAAACAGGAAAAGAATATATGATTGTTGGTGAAAGTGAAGAAGAATATGGTGAAATGGAATTTGACAAAGATGATGACGACAATGAATCTATTGAAGATATTGTTGGAAGAATGTTTGGAGATGACGAAGATGAAGAATTAGAAGAAGATGGTTTCTATGGAATGGACGAAGAAATCGTTTATGAAATACAAATGGATGACGAAGAATTAGAAGAAGGTGAAGAAGAATTTGTTGATGATGAATTCGCTATTTCTGAATCTAAAAAAATGTCAATCAAACCTAAAGGTGTTGGAATGGGAAGTCCTAAATTCAAATATGACGCAAAACCTAACCAAGGAACAGGATTCAAAACAAAAATGAAAGAGGCTCCTAAATCTGTCGGTACTGGTAAAGCAAAATTTGATTTCAAAGAAGGTGAAAATGCAGGTGATAAACTTGGTAAAAACACAATGGTTAAAAAAACCGAAACAAAAGAAGGTTCAAATAGAAAACCAATGGTTAAAAAAGTTGAAGGTAAAAAAGAAGAGACAAAAGAGGCTTCACGTACTTTAGGTGCAGGGTCTAATTTTAGAAAAGGTGGTTTACCAAAATCAAGAGCTCACTCAAGTTTTAATACAGCTATCAAAGAAAGTACTAATGATAAAGAAGTACAAATCCTTAGAGAGAAAAACGAAGAGTACAGAAAAGCACTTAACATTTTCCGTAATAAATTAAATGAAGTTGCAGTATTTAATTCAAACTTGGCTTACGCTACACGTTTGTTCACTGAACACTCAACATCAAAACAAGAAAAAATTAACATTTTAAGAAGATTTGATAGTGTTGAAACTATTAAAGAATCTAAAAATTTATATCAGACCTTTAAAAATGAATTATCTGCAGGAACTAAATCTCAACCTATGAATGAATCTCTTGAGAACAAAATCGCTAAAGCACCTGCTACAGGTTCAGCGGTTAACTTAATTGAGTCTAAAACATACGAGAATCCACAGTTCTTAAGAATGAAAGATTTAATGGCAAAATTAAAATAAAAATAAATTAAAATTAATAAAAACCAAAAAAAATGGGAGCATTATTAGAATCAGGTCTAGTTGGTAACATCGGGTTAAAACACTTGAAAGTTATTAAAGAAGACACAATTAACAAATGGGATAAATTAGGATTCCTAGAAGGTCTTAAAGGACACTTAAAAGAAAACGTAGCTCAATTATATGAGAACCAAGCGTCTTTCTTAATTAACGAAGCTACTTCAGATGGTTCATCAGGTTCATTCGAAACTGTTGTATTCCCTATCGTAAGAAGAGTTTTCTCAAAATTATTAGCTAACGATATCGTATCTGTACAAGCTATGAACTTACCAATCGGTAAATTATTCTTCTTCATCCCAAAAATCCAAGGATATCAAGATGGAGCGTCTCAAGATATGATTAATAATCAAGCAGGTGGTACTCACCAAGCACCACTAGGGGCTCCGGGTGGACCAACAGACCAAAATGCTGGATACACAGGTGCACAAGCTTACAAGAAAAATCTTTATGATTTATTCTATGAAGGAAATGAAGCAGGTTTAGACCCAGCTGGTTTATTTGATTATTCAAAAGGTCAATTTTCTTCAGTAACTGCAACTACTAATGTTGTAATTTGGAGTAATGGTGGTTTAGTTACTACAGGTGCTGCGGCAGCTTACAGTAATACTAACGTAAGAAAAGTACTTATTGGTGTTTCAGGATTTACTGCTTCAGGAGCAGGAAAATTAATCGGACCTGATGGAAATGAAATGGATACAGAATCTTTCTTATCTGACTTAAGAGTTTACGCTAACACAACAACACCTTTTACAGGAAACAGTTCTTGTTCAGGTGTAACTCACACTGCGGCAGGAGCACCAAACTCATTATTGTTCAGAGTTGTTACTCAACAATATGGTAAAGGTATCGTTTCTTACGGTTCAACTACACAAACTAACTTCCCACTTACTAGTGGTAGTAATCCAGCAGGTAATGGTGGTTCATTCTATGATGTTTGTGACGCTGAAGGTATTATCTACTTAGAAATCGATTTATCTTGTCCGGTATGTGCTACTTGTGGTGGTGATACTTTAGATGGTTACACAGGTTCTACAATTGGTACTTTAGCGGCTGGAGACTTTACTGCAGTATTCAGAAGATATAAAGAAATGGAATTTGAAGATAAAATCGGTGAGGTTTCTTTCGACTTACAATCTGTAACAGTTTCTGTAACTGAAAGAAAATTAAGAGCACAATGGTCTCCTGAGTTAGCTCAAGACGTTGCAGCTTTCCACAACATCGATGCTGAAGCTGAATTAACAGCTTTATTATCTGAACAAGTTGCTGCTGAAATTGACCGTGAAATCTTAAGAGATTTACGTAAAGGTGCAGCGTGGAACTTACGTTGGGATTACAATGGTTGGAGAAGAGTAAACGGTTTAACAACTTCTTACACTCAAAAAGATTGGAACCAAACGTTGATTACAGCAATTAACCAATTGTCTGCTCAAATCCACAAATCTACATTAAGAGGTGGTGCTAACTGGATTGTTGTTTCTTCTGAAGTTTCAGCTATCTTTGATGACTTAGAGTACTTCCACGTATCTAATGCTTCTCCTGAACAAGACCAATATAATATGGGTATTGAAAGAGTAGGAACATTAGCAGGACGTTACCAAGTATACCGTGACCCTTACTTCCCAGCTAACCAAGTGTTAATTGGACACAAAGGAACATCGTTACTTGATACAGGATACATCTACGCTCCGTATGTACCGTTACAATTAACTCCAACAATGTACAACCCATTCAACTTTACACCGATTAAAGGTATTATGACCCGTTACGCCAAAAAAATGGTAAATAACAGGTTCTACGCTAGAATTACGGTGGATGGTGTTAGAACATTCGATTTAAGAGAATTGAGATAATCAAAATCTTAAAATATTTAACAAAAAGGGACTATATGTCCCTTTTTTTTATGTACATTTGTGAACAATAGATTTTTTATGTATATTTATTAATATGAGAAAGATAATACCAACACAAGAAGAATTAGAAAACATACTTAAAATGTATAATGAAGAACTTTTAGGGTCTCGAGCTATATCGGAAAAAACCGGTATTAGCACACACACAATTTTAAGAATATTAAAAGATAGTGGGGTTGATATGAGACCATCCGGTAGACAAAATATTGGAGGTAGACAGGTCGCTATGAAAAAATACGAATCAAAACCTGAAACCAAAAAACGTAAAAGAAAAAATTACGATAAATGGTATGATGAAAACAAAGAACATCGTAAACAATATCTTAAAGAGTACCGAGAAAAAAATATTGATAGAATTAGAAAAACCAAACGTGATTACGAAAGAAATCGTAAAGCGACTGACCCCCTCTATAAACTAATCTCCAATTTCAGAACAGCAATCTACACCGTATTAAAAGAAAGTAACGTAGATAAGTACGGACATTACTTTGATGTTCTTCAGTATACTCCGGAGGAATTGATTAATCATTTAGAGAAACAATTCAAGGATGAAATGACGTGGGATAACTATGGAATTTGGCACGTTGACCATAAGTTACCGATTACATCTTTTGATATTCAGGAGATGGGAGATGAGGAATTTATGAAATGTTGGTGTTTGGATAACCTTCAACCTATGTGGGGGGAGGAAAATATTCGTAAATCAAACAAATTATTCTAAATTATAAGATATTTATAAATAAAATATTTTATGAAAAAATTATATTTCTTAGACGAAGAAGAAAAAAGTAGAGTTTTAAGTCTTCACGAGAGTGCTACTAAGAGACAATATTTAAGTGAGGCCACTGAAAAAGGTGGTGCGGGATATGTTGACCCTGCAACTGATACTCCTGAAGCAAAGATTGCTAGAGCATTTTATCAATCTGCTGTGGGTCCGGGTACAAATGAGGCCAATATGTTGACAGCAATCCAAAGTATTAAATCTGCAGTTCAATTTTGGCAGGTAAATGAATTAGTTAAGAACCTTCCATCTAATAGTGGTAAATTAGATATTGCCGGTGTGATTAATGATGAAATGGGTCTTGATAATCTTGAGGATGTTAAAAAAATTGTTGCTTCGTTAAAAACAACTGCAGGTATTACGGCAACATATGGTACGAAAAAAGACAAATATGGTGGAGACCTTTACAAAGAAAATGAATTCAAAATAACTTCTCAACCTGTTGTTGCAAAAACGGCAGCGGAGTTGGATGCTACTTGGGCAACAACTTATAAATGTGTTACATTACAACAGGGTGCTACAACGGGTAAAATGAATGATGGCTCTACTAAGTACTTCGTAGGTGATGTCACTTATTTTAATAACGGTAGAAAACTTCTTCCTGGTCAAACAAGTACAGTTCCATATACTTGTGCCGAATTTAAGTCTAATGCACCTGTTGTTGACCGTAAAAAAGTAAATCAACAAAATTTGGCGGCAAGATTAAAACAAACTCAAAAAAATATAGGTGTACCTGAAAGTGGTGCTTTGGATGTTGCAACATTACAAGCTATTCTTAATAAAATAAACGCAAGTAATCAAACGGTTGCTGCTCCGGCAGCGGCGGCTCCGGTAGTAGCGTCTCCGGCAGCGGCGGCACCAACACCTGAACAACTACAACAAACGATGAATAAAATAGTAAACAGACCACAATAATGAAAAAGTCAATTTTAATAGAAGAACTTAATAGTATGAAATACCTTTTGGGGTATAAAAGAGGTATGGTCATTTCTGAACAGGTAAATCCGATAGATATTATTAAACAAATTCAAACGGCAATAATTACTAAATTAGGTCCTATATTAGGTAAATCCGGACCAAACAAAGATGGTGTTGATGGTGTGTGGGGTAATATAACTCAAACCGCTGTTGAAAAATTATTAACCCCATCACAACCGGTTGAAGCCCCTAAGGTAGAGACTCCTAAGGTAGAGACTCCCGTAACACCTGTTACAGCATCAAGTAATGCACCGGACGAGGATAATTCACCAAACCCAAACATTCCTACACAATAATATAAATGAATTATTAAATAATAAAAAAGAGGACTATTGGTCCTCTTTTTTTGATATTGTTCTAATTGCTTTTGAGATTACTTCGGATTCACCAATTGTAAAGACACCTGAGTGGTATGCGTGGGAAACTGCTTGGATTAAATAATACGTTGATTGGTCTTTATCCATTGAATCAATAATTGCTTCCAAATGAGATTCTGTATAAAGGGGTATTGAATTGAATAATTTTCCGAATAGTTCTTGTTCTTGTTCCATATTTAGTTTGTTAGATATTTATAATGATATGAAGGAAAATAAAAAAATACAGATTAATGAGGCAACAAGTGATAGTACTGGTTCAAGAGGTTCTTATATCGCACCATTACAGATGGGTATTCGAGTTTTCAAAAAATCTCAGATGGGTCCGTTTACGGTTGCTGTTTCCAAATATGATGATGCGATGTTGGAGTATGATAGTTATGACGGCTCAATGGATGAAACAAAGAAACAGATTAAGAAGATTGAGACTAAGGCGAAAAAGGTAACCAACTATATAAAAAAACATCCAAGTTCAACTAACAGTGATGAGGATGGTAATAACATTAATCAAACTCCCGGTAAGAATAAAAAAATTGTATCAATAAAAGAAAATACAACGACAGTAACAGCGGGTGAATATAACGGTCCAATAGAGTTAGGTCAAAAAAAATGGAGAAAGTCTGAATTATTTCCTTTTAGTATTGAAGTGGATAATTATTATAATAAAAAATCTAAAGGAAAAACTGTTAAAAATAATATTAAACGTGTTGTTGGTATGTGGGAGAAGGGTGTTGACAAAACCTATGATATACCCACACACGACGTTCATACGGTTAACGAATGGGTTGAGATAACACAAGATACCATTTTAGAAGATATTGTCCCAAATGGTCTAAAAACACCTTCAAATTACGATAGAGTTATTGATGGATTTAAGAGTAGGATACCACAAGAGTATCATCACAAACTTGACGTTATGTTTGAAAGGGTAAAAGACTTTATACAAGACCGAGGATTTAACTTAAAAGTTATTAATGGATGTCAGACAGGTTATAGGGGAGTTCGTACAAGAGATTCAATTATTTTATGTTCTCCGGACACAATACCTAATTTAGCGGGATTTGTTTATGTATTATTCCACGAATTAAAACACGAACAACAAATGAGTGACTTTGATTTATCTGATTCCTATATGGGGGATATTGAAGACTTTGAAGAGTTTTATAAAATTTATTGGGATATGGAAATGGATGCCGATAATTACGGTAAAGATTGGGTTGAAAAAATTGGTTCAGTTTTGGGATTACCAGATGAGTATTATAAATTAGACCAAATGATTACAAACTATCCTATGATGTCTAGTATGGTCAGAATTATGATGACACAATTACATACTCAAGTTCAAAAATTAAAAAAACAAGGTATGACTTATACCGACATAAGTGATTTGGATATTGTTAAACAACATTTACATAGGTTGGAAGATATGTTCTAAACTAAAAACCCCCACTATAGAGTAGGGGTTTTTATTTTTTTAGAGTTGTCCACTCTATCTAAAATACCCTTTAAAGAATATTTGATTTGGGACTTCATTTCATTTTTCAGTTCTTGTCTGATACGTTCTACTTTTGTATCGTACATCTTAGTTAATTTATCCCAATCTCTATTAGACAATAAGATATTACTGTAGTAATATTCGTGATTGATTACACTAATTTTTTTATCGTCAAGGATAACAAAGATTCCTAACTCGGAGTGTTTGATGTATCTTTGAGATGAAAGGGGGGCAATTAAAAATTTTGAACCTTCACTTGTTATAAGTTTACGACATATTGCTTTACAGATATGTACATCACCTAATAGTCCCGGGTCTTGATAATCAAATTGACTTCTTGATTTAACAATACGTCTTATTATCAATCTTTTAAAAAATTTAAATATTCTTCTCATTTTACACTTGATTTATTTTATGGTACAAATGTAAGGATATTTTTGTAAATAAAAAAATAAATGATAAAAAAAAAAGAGGATAACCTCTTTTTTTTATTTATTTGTTCTTTCTTTAGCTTTATCTAAATAATAATAAGCTTTATCACCGTACATTTCATAAATCTTTTTGAAGAATTGTGCCGGACTTTTTCTTATGTATCTAATAACATCATTAGGAACATAAGAACCATATTTATCCCCAAACAATGATTTTGCTTGACGTTCTCTATCACTTGTTGGTCTTTCTACGTCTGTGGAATAATCTGATTCTGAGATAACTTTTTTAATTATAATTTCTAAATCTGATTCTGAAAGTTTAATTATCTTTTTCATATTCTTAGTTATTTAATCCGTTAACCCCACCTAATACTACAGAACTCATTTGTTCCACCGCTTTACCAAATTCATTAGTATAAATTGCGTGAGGTTGAGATATCGTAGTCATAATAGTTTCTCCGGATACAACACATTGTTGACAGGTTGTGTAGTCAACACCGGATTCTATTGGTGCGGTACATCCTGAACAGTTATCAAATGGTCCGTATAAAAATGTTTTAGTGATATCATCTTCAGTTGTTGCACTGAAATCTATTGTGATACAAGTTAAATCGTAGTCTTGATAAGTTTTACCGGTTAAAAGTCCTTCAACTGAAATGAAGATAACCTCTTCATCATCGCAGGTTGTTCCTGTGTAAGATATATTTGCCATAATATTTTTTATTTATAAATATCTATTTATTCTGAATACTTCACATTAACAATCTGAAATTTGATTTGTCTTTTGTATGTATTGACTTCCCCACTACTTTCAACTTTAATATCTATAAAGTATTCGTTAGGTATTTTATCTCTAGTGTCAAAGATAAAGTAGTATTCATTCGGTGTTCTATTTATTTTTGTCCAATCTTGAACTTGAACTTCTGTTTGTCCTTCTCTAACATAAACTCTATAATATGAACTTACGGGTCTTAATAATTTATTGGTTGAGAATGCTTGTTTTATTACCACACCAACTTTTCTAATATCGGTGTTGTAAACTTTTTCATCTTGTTTAATACCATAAAAATCAAATCCGTATAATTTTGGGTCTATTGAATTTGTCCCTATTTGTAATGAGTGACTCAATGGATAAACATTGAATTGATTTTCTATCTGAGGTATAACAAACCCATTTGAGGTTAATTGATACCAATTATCTGTAAATGAACATAAAGTATTATATCCGATGATTGCTGGTATTCTAACTTCATATACTCCTTTTGTTTTACGACAACTTGTAAGACCTGTGAATATTGTGGTTCCATTATTATCAATAATATCGACAATAGGGTTTGAATCTAAATTAAACGGAATACCATCATTATATAGGTATAGGTATAATT